TCCCGGCGTAGGTTCAAGATGTTTCTCCTCTTGAACCGCTCCTAGTCCCTTCAACGAGAATTGGTCTCGGTTTAAAAACCCGATAGGCAACCACAAACGCTTGCCTCCCGGACGATAGATCTTAACGATCTCCGCAGGGTCCCTCAAAACCTTACCATCCCTAAGAATGGAAGGTTTAAGGAATCTACGTGTATTAGCTAAAGAGAGACGTAAAAGCCTAGCTTGCTTTCGTCTCGACTTTATATTGGCGGCTCTAAAGGAGGGTGCCAAGCGCACCGCTTCCTCGTAACGAGCCCTAGCTAATGCCTCGTCCGAGATCTCGCCGTTCTCCCATGCCAAGGCAAGGAACAACGGACCGATCTCCCTCTGAACGGATAACATTTCTTCTGTCGGTTCTTCGATACGACGACACTCCCAGCCTTCCGGAATCCGAAGATTCGAGGAAGCCTTAGGAGAAATCGGTAGCGGGTCTTCTTTGGGGAAAGAGAGATAGAAACACTCCCTTCTCCAAAGATTACACGCCATGAGGGACTGATAAGGCATCACCATATCAAGACCTCTCGTAACGCTGCGTCTCGAAGCAACAACGTACTTCGTGTTAAGACGGAGAAAGTGAGTCCCAAGGACCACTCTCTTCCTCTTGGAACAAGGATAATCTTGGAGAACCCTCTGCCATCGACCCCGCAGAGAATAAACACCATCCTCGACATCCTTGAATCCAAACGCAGTTGAACGGATAGACGGCACAAGTTTCACGGAAGAACCCCGAGCTGCGAACAGTTTGGAGTTCAACGAAAAATAAGTGCTGTGAACCATGGTCTTTCCCCTGCTGAGCACAAGACCAGATCCTTTCACTCCGTTCATCCACTTATCTGCTGTCTCTCTGCTAGCACGAAAGACAATATCGTCACCGTTAATCTTAACAGGAATCTCCCCTCGGCGAGATTTTGTATAGAAACGGAAAGCTAAATAATTGACGATACAGAGTAGTGGAAACGACAGAAGATTTCCCATAAGCTGTCCACGCTTCTGCGAGTATTCCTTCCCCTCAAAAGAAAGGACGCCCTCCTGACTCGCAGACGCCAGATCACGAATACCCTGGGGTACCCAAGATGCGTTGTCAAGCAGAGACGAAAGGATCGCCTTCTGAACCTCCATAGAGAGGTTATCAGTAGCCGATTCATAGTCACCGCTGACAAACACCTGACCTGGCACACGAGTGAAGTCGCGAAACGACTTCACTTTGGCTTCGCCTCGAAGTAACCAATCGAAGCGGGACAGTCGGTTGTAGATAGCTGTATTAAGGGGTTTTAAGAGAGACATACGGCAGTCAGCGGAGGACACAATCCTCCACTTCCCTCCAGTCTCTACGGCAGCTAGACGAGACGGCAGCAGGGCCGGTTCCGTCTCACTAGTTAGCACCCTTTCTACATACTTCATATGACTATTCCAAGAAATGTCAGATGAGAGTACATACTTCCTACAACCCCCCTTAGACCGGCTTGACTGAGCACACGAGCTCCGAGTCAAGCAGGAGGACAGCGCAGCGTTGGGATAGAGTTCACTATCCCACCCTGGCGGGAACATCTTCCGGACTTCGCGACGAGCGAACTCGACGAAGTCAGGGTCACTAGATGCACCCTCGCAGCTCATACGAACTGCGTAATCCTCCACATCCGGCTTCTGGGAAGACAATGTTTTCCGGAAGAGGAATAGTGACA